CGTTACAAGCAGGCAGACTACACAGTACTTTAGATATACCTTCTGGAAATCAAGGACAATCAACATTTAATTTAGCTTTGAGTGAAGACCAGACAGGCCCAAGCAGGTCTGTATATTTTTACAATTTAACATTAGATAGTGAAGGCACAGAAAACAACACACTTACATTAGCAGATTCAATGTTTGTAACAAACAACTTAACAATTACTGATGGTGAAATATCTTGTAATGGTAGAAATCTTACAGTAACAAATGTTACATCAATAGGACCGGGTAGCGGTGGTTCAGACCAAGCAACACTAACTTGCAGCTCTGGAACTATGAGTTTTGGTTCTGGAATAACTAGCTCTTTTGGTGTAATTGTTAATCAAGGTGGTACATTTACTGGAGGTACTGGGGCTCATACGATGGGTTCTTTTGAAGTAAAAAACAACAGTAATGCTAAGATGACAATGACTAACGGTGAATGTACGATAGATAGTGAAAAAAGTAGTGATGCTAGAGCTATTCTTGTAGAAACGAACGCAACATTTGACAATAACGATGGTACAATTAAAATTACACACGCAGGAGATACAGACATAGAATTTAAAAGTGGAACAACATCACCCAAATGCCCACATAACCTTACTATTGATAAGTCAAACAATGATGTAATAACACATGGAAATTTACAAATAGATGGTAATTTATTTATTAAAATTGTAGATATATCTCACAGTATGAGACCATCAAGTGCTTCAGATACATTGACTGTACTTGGTAATGTTACTATTAACAAAGGTAAACTAGGTGATACAACCAATTACACTGGAACTTTAGATTTCCGAGACCAAGTAAATATAAACACAGACGGAGTTCTTATTGCATCAAGCGGAACTACCAAGATTGCAGGTACTATGGATTTTGACGGTACTTTTACACACAATGGTGGAACTGTAAAGTTAGAAAATACATCTGAAAAAACACACAGTGTAGCTAACGGTACTACATTCAATCATCTACAAAAAACAACAGCAGAGACTATGACATTTGCTACCAATTCACAAGTAACAATAATTAGTACTCTTACGATTAATCCAAGCTGTAATTTTAAAACACGTAACGGTAATCAATTTACATTCGGTGACGCTTCAACGGCCTGTACAGTTACGAACAACGGTACATTTACTAACAGAAACAACAACAACACAGTAACCTTCCAAGCAGGTTCACAGTTGAAACCGTTTGTGTTTACAGGAAATGACTTTGATTGGGCTGGAGATGCTTCATCAGGTAATGTTCAAAATTATGTTATTTCTAATTGTAACTGGGACCCAGACATAACAACAGGAGAGTATGTATCTATTCAACTTGCAGGAGATTGTGAGTTTGACGCTTTTACAGTAAGTGCAAATTCTACTTTAGATTTGAATGGACAGAGGGCTGTGTTTGGCGGTGCTTTTGATTTAACTACAGGTGCTTTAGCAATGAATGACGCTATGGCTGTATTTACTAATACAATAGATTTTAACGGAAGAGTTCCTACATCTAATACAGGTACAACTATTATTCATAACCCACCAAGTACGTCTGAAAAATTAATAACCTCTTTATATTTTGGAGGGACTTTTTTTGCTCAAGGAGCTGAAAGTGATGTTAATGGTTATGCTTGGGGAGGTTCTTCAGGAGAATATCCCGCAAAAGTATTTGTTGGTGGTCAGTTAGATTGTCAACAAAGTGTAAAAACAAATACTCTTATGCAGGTAGCAACAGGTGGAGAGTTAAGAGGTAATGACAGAACACTTACTTGTGAAGGAGATTTTACTAAGAGTGGTGGTCTCATTGGTAAGAGTGCTGTAAAGTTTGATGATACTGATAGCAATACTACAGGTTTTATAAACTGCGGTTCTGATTCAGGTATAGATAATAAATTTGACGGAGGCGGCACTATAGAAGCTTGGATTAAACCAAATAGCAAAGGGCAATTAGAAAACTATGGAGGTATAATAGCAAGTAAAGTGTTTTGGTACTTTTCCACAACAAGAGATAGCGGTTCAAATACTTGTAAATTAACTTTTAAACAATTTTTTGACGGTGATGATTCAGAATGGAATACTACTGACCACGTTATTACATATAACGAATGGAATCACGTTGCTATTACTTATGACAATAGTGATGTAGCAAACAACCCTATAATGTATATTAACGGAAAACAAGTAGCATTAACAAGAGACCAAGCAGCTACAGGCACAAGAAATTCAGATGCAGGTTACAATTTCTTTATTGGTAATTACGATGCTAATGATAATATGCATTTTGATGGAACTATTGCTATGGTAAGATATTTTGATGATATAAGAACAGAATCTGAAATAAGAGCAGATATGTTTAATGAACACGCTGATATGGCAAATACAGGCGACCTTATTGCTATGTGGCAGTTTGACGAAGGAAGTGGTACAACCATAGATAACAAGGGTTCAGTAGGTGCAGCCGCAGATGGAACGCTTACAGCAGGTAGTGTATCTGGAGGCTGGGTAGGAGGAGGAACATTCGTACAAGGTACTTCTACACTCACGTTTTCTAAGTCTGGTGCACAAACTTTAAACTTTTATTCTTCAGACAATTTTAACAACATTAAAATTGAGGCAGGTTCAACAACTAGTTTGAATGGATTTGGATTAGGTTCAGGTGCACCTTTGGATTGTTTTGGTAATCTTATAGTTAGCGGTACTTTAACAGATTCAGGCGATAATTCAATTGTGAAATTAAGAACAGCAGACAAAACTCACGATTTTTCAGGAACACTTACTGGATTATATTCAATGATAGTAGATATTAGTAGTGGTAATTTGAACATTCCTGCATTAAATACACCTAGATTGAGATTTTCTACTTCAGTTACAGGAACTGCAACAGGAAACCTTACAATTACAGAAGAGTTACAAGTTGATACCAACACAACATTTGTAGCTAATGGTAAAACAATAACTACAAAACTAGTTGATTTAAATGATGGTACCTTTAATTTAGGTGAGGGTACTTTAATTTTATCTCATACTGGTGCTTCAAATGGTTTTGACACAAATGCAGCTTCAGTTTTAGCTGCTGGTCCCGGTGCAACAATATCTGGTTCGTCAGCAGGTACGACCTTTAAATCTAGAAATAACTTTGTGGTAGTAGGTAAAGTAGAAAACCTAAACGTTACAGAGGAAGAATTATCAGTTACAGGTCAAGTTATAAACTGTACAGGAGATATTATTCAACAACACCCAACAATCGACCATGACCAACAATTAGACTTTGACACAGCAGACGATAGGGATATAATATTAGGTCGAGACTTAGATAAAAACACGGAGTTGATTAACTCGTAAGGAAAGGTTTAAATATGGCGGAAACAGATAAAGAATTACTGATTCGCATTGATGAACGCGTCAAGACCATTTATAATAGGATGGACAAATTCGAAACTCTCTTTACGAATCACTTAGCTCACCACGAAATGTGGGAAGAAGATATAAAAAGACAAGTGCGATGGCTTGTTGGTGTAGCACTTAGTGCAGCCACAGGTGTAGGCGCATGGGGGATGATGTAATGGCAATAACAAGTATAACAACACTAGCCGGACTGAGAGACCGTATCAGGCTCTTAGCTGGTATTGAACAAGAAGAATTAGATAATGATACGTTAGACATTCTAATTAGTATATCAAGCGAATGGTTTGAAGAACAAATTGGAACAGCTTATGATGTAACATCTTCTGCTGCAGCTTATGATAATGCTGTAGCTTACTACACTTGTTATTTAGCTTCTATTGCACAAAATGGTATGGGTATAGAACGAATACAAGTTGGAGACCTAGCAGTTTATTACGAAGGTGACCAATTTATACATTTCAAAGAATTAGCTGAACAACAGTTAGTTATGAAAAATGCACTCAGTATTAAAAGAACAGAATATAATGCTAATCCATTCACTGGTAAAGTTAATTGGAAGAAAAACGTTACAGGTATTGATTCTACCAAGGACATGTATCCAGAACCACAGGGTACACGAGGTAATTAATGCCCGGTCTGATTGGTTCTCAAGGTGTCCGACCCGGTGCCTTGAATATGAACAGAGTGTTTCGCGCACTGAGATACCGAACTGAGCAAGCTCAGAAAGTAACTTATCATAGACCTACTATTTATAAAACAGATAATTACGGAGTTCCTTCTGGTTCAGTGGGTTCTCCTGAAATATTACTACCAGATTTACCTGCAATTATTAGACCAGCAATGACAGCAGATTACAGTCAAGAAAAGTTTGGTAGTAACATCATTGGAGCTGCCAGAGTATACACTCCAAATATAACTACTATAAAAAACCTTCCTAATTTTGACCAAGATAACAATACTAACTTTAATGAAATAGAAGGGTGGGATAGACTAATTACAAACTATAGGACAATATTTTCTATTCCTACGTCAGGCACCACTAATTGGAGTACTGACGAGGGAACAATAACTTCAGACGGAGAATCTATCACAAATACATTATCCGACAATGGATACATTAGATATACAGCAACTTCTAAAAATGCATTAGAAGCAGACAGGTTAAGATTCAAAGTTAAAACTAATTTTACAGCCACAATTACTACATTTACAATCGTGAATGCAGAAGGGTCTCCACAAACATTAACATATACTCCTACTTCATTAACAGTACCAAGTGGAAACTGGTTAACTGTTGATGTGCCTTATGTTTCAGGTACCTCTGCTACCAGTATATATCGTGATGGAACAAGATATGCTGTTACAGTAGGTGGAACATATGATTATGAGACAAATGTAGATAAAATACAAATTAATTATACAGGATACGGAGCAGCAACAAACACCGTTCAAATCAAAGAATTAGAATTTTACAAATCAGTATCATGGCACGTACATTCCTTGAAAGACATGACTGATGGCTATATAATTTTTAATTGTGTTCGCACAAGTGGACGCTATGATTCTAGAAGGAGGGCTGAAGAGTAATGCCAGTAGACCACTTGAATATAGTCGAACGTAAACTAATCGATAATTTACGAACCGGTACTTACAACACTACTGGAGGCACCAGTACAGCTTGGAGTAGTTCAGATGTCACAGTCTTTGGTCAGTTCCCTAGCACTACTGATGTAAAATATCCAGCAATTGTAACTGAAATGAGCGCCAATGGGCTCGAAACTCAGTTCATGGGGCAGAAGTTGACATTCGGAGCAAGCAATACTGAGGCAGTAGGGGAGCTCTATGGAGTAGCTTTTAGGATAAATATAGCGGTAGATAGAGCAAGCACTATTACGGTCTCAGGAGAGCCCTATAAAGAAAGAAGGTTGCTTAATTATCTCATGCTTAATTGCGCTAATGTACTTATGGATACTGATTTTAGCAGTACTAATACCGATGTGGTGCAACGTAACTACACTGGGTTCCAAGATATAGGATATAACCCAGATTTAGAAATATGGGCAGCGACCGCAAATATGATTATTGTTTTCAAAAACAATAGGTGAACATGACTCAAGTACTTTTTGGTAGACAGTTTGTTCAACAGGAGGTTCTCAGGACAATAACTCTCGGTTTGTCACCGTTTATTCCCTTTTCACAACAGTATGTAATGGCAATGAAACAAGAGCAAGACAACACTACCATGATGCCAAACCCACCTATGGGTAGTAGAGCAGCAGACCCCAAGTGGGAGGCACGAAAACAGGCATATTTTAGTCAGCCCCGCTCAAGTCCTAGAGAGATTCTTAATAAAGGACCACAAGTAGATACGCGAGAAATAGCTAAAAGATTACAATTTTTATTCGAACAAGATATGGGAACTAACCCAAGTGCTAGAAAGTATGAAGAATCAGTAGTAGGTGAAATATTATCAGCCGTTGGAGCTGAAGAAGTAGATAAAATATTAAATCAACTAGGTACACCTATACAAAAGGGTATTGATGGTAGTCCTTTATTTACTGGAGCAAGACCAGTAGGTGGTCAGGGTTTTGATAGAGTAATGACAGACCAACTAAGAACTGTATTTAGTGAAGCTTTTGGTGGTAGAGATATGTCTAAGGTAGTTGCTATTGAAGAAACTGAAGCACAATACGCAAAAGAGTTACAAGAAGGACTTAGAGGATTAGATGATACCAAAGCTGCAGAACAATTTACAAAAAATGTAGTTAAAGTTTATGGTAATATGAATAAAATGTTGAAAAACATCAAAGCAGATAACGAAGACGAACTATTAGGTGGATTAATAATGGCACGTGAAGACCCTTTTTATGCAACAGACGCATATACTAAACAGGTATTAGCTCGTGCTATAGATATGTTTTCTAGAAATTTAGGTAATGCAGAATATATGTATACTGTACCTCTTGGTAATACTGGTATGGCAGGCACCGTGTTTATAAAACATGTTATGAAAAATAAATCACCACAGATTTCATATCAAATGGAAATTACTAAAACAGGAGGGCGTGGTAGATTGATAGAACTCATGGCTACCGGTTTAACACATATAAATGTACAAGCAGGTACAGCCTTTACTAAACAAATAGCAGCCATGGACCAAATAGCTATTAATGAAGCTATTTTGACTGCAGATAGGGTAGGGTATATAGGTCAAATGCAAGAAATAACTTTGAATCAAATGTTAGATGTGGGGGCAGATATTTCACTTTCTACACAAAAAGCACCCGGTGTTATGGGGTTAAGCTCGAAAGATATGGCAGACAACCTACAAAAACAAATGACAGCATCATTAAAAGACCCTAAAGTTAAAAATTCATTCACTAAAATATATTTAGAATTAATAGCAAAAGCAAACGATGCATCTCAGGCATGGAAACACGCTGTGTCTCCACCTCCTGAGTTTACTAGCAATAATGCTGGTGTATGGAAAGAATCAGGACCGAATTGGAGAGAACAGGAGGGTTCAGACTTCTCAGTCTCACCTTTCTTAATAATGAGAAGAAAAGGAGTAGCTTCATTCAAACCAGAGAATAAGGCTAGTTTCCTATAGTTGAAGGAAAACTTTATATACTATGTAAAAGTAAATAAAGAGTAGAGTGTAGTGACATGAATTTTGTCTAGACAACAAATACGGAGAAGAAAAAATGGTATATTTCCTAGGAAGAGACGTAGCAGTCGCAATAACTACCGAATCAACAGTCGCCGCAAATGATGTGAGCGTAGCTGGGGGTGTGTGTATATCAGGGGCAGCCTCTGGTATTAGATTCGCAGCAGACATGAACGCAAGTACTTTCAGTTCATACACAGCTGGTAATGGTTTAGTAGAGGATTTGACTGGCGTAGACATTAGCATTGGTGCTATGGATGAAGACATTACTTATATGGGCCAAAGGCAAACAAGTAAAGTCGAACAGAAAAAAGAAGTTAGTATAACTTTGACGCATAAAAAGAAAAATAACGTATGGGATGTTATTTTCAATGGGCCTTCACAAGCAGCCTCATTGGAAAGCTTTAGTTCAAACCAACCTTTTGGTGCAAGATTTGGACTTGACATGACCACAGATGACTCACCATATCTTGGTGATGGATTGAAAAATCCTAGAGATGTCATTGACAGTGGTTCAACCAACGTTTGTTATGGTTATAGAGTACATGTAAAGATGTTGACCGGTTCAACAGATGGAACAACCGAGACAATATCTATACCAAATTGTACCGTTACTGGATATACTGTATCCCTAAATCCAGATGGTGTAACAGAAGAGACAATAGAATTGTCAACAAATCAAACACCTCTGTACAGTGCAGGTGATAATATTAATAATACACTTACACCGCAGGCAGGGTTCTGATGGTTTACTATCTTGGAAGAGATGTTGAAGTAGCATTATCTACTGAAAACTCAACAATAGGTGTAACAGCTGCAGATACTATGGTTTACAGTGCTGCCGCATCCGGAACTGCAAGAGCTTTAGGTTCTGGTAGTGCAGGAGCAGTAGACACTAAATCACTAGTATCAGACGTAACTGCTGTTGATATTGGTATTGGAGCTATGGACGAGGATATCACTTATTTTGGTATTCGCTCGGTTACCAAAGCTGAAATCAAAAAAGAAACAACCGTAAGTATTACTCGAAAGAAGAGTTCTAGTGAGTTTGACCACTTATTCAACAACGCTAGATATGGTGTTTCTGGAGCTTCTACCCCATGGCCGGGTCTAGAAGAACCTTCAGCAACACACGGTTACAGAATATATGTTCAACTGAAAGAAAGTGGGGAAGTATTAAGCATTCCAAATGCTTGTGTTCAAGCCCACACAGTTACAACTAACGCTGATGGAGTCAGTGAAGAGACAATTGAATTTATGTCTTACGTAACTCCATACATTGGTACCCAAACTAACTTGGCTACCACAAATCCATTCTAGATAACTAGATGGTAACAACTTGAGGGGGTGAAATATCCCCCTCAGAAGGTATAAAATGACAGAAGAAAAGAAAGAAATTTGGTCAATGGAAGAATTAGTAGCACTCACTGATGAAGTGCAAATAGATGAAGTAGTTTTTAGAGAAAAAGTTGTGGAATTCCAATTCTGCGAACTTACAGAAAAAGAAGAACCTAAGATAGCAAACATTGAAAACATCCCAGATGATGAAAAAATGGGATACTATCAAGAACTTGGGTCAGAAAGAGTCATGAAAATGATAATTAAGGCAAATGAAAAGAACCCTGATGGACCATGCATATCTGAAGAACAGTGGACTCTTCTCCCTACTACTTTGAGATACGCAATATCCAACAAAATTCTAGGCGTAGAATCGGAAGTGAAAGAAAATTTTACCATCTGATGGTAGATACGCCTGATGCGGTATTACTTTATGTCCCCCTGATGAAGGGTTTGGGCATGAGTTGGAAAGAAATTAAGGAAACGCCAAGACATGAATTAGAGGGACTTCTCGCAGCATACAGTGCACACGAGCAGTTTCATTCAATGGACGGTTATGATGATAATGATGTGTCTACAATGGCTAAAGACAAGCCACAAGTTAGACAGAGTTATCACAGATACTTAGAAACACGCTCTAAGTACGAACGAATGATAGGAAAAAGAAAGGAAGTAAAATCATTTAGGGACTTATAATGGGTTTTGCAGGACAAGTATTCGCAGCGCGAATGGCTGTTGGTCTAGCCGTTCCTAGTAAGAGCGCTCTCACCGGTGTAGGTGGCATGCTGGCTAAAGGAGCGTCAGCTATATATAACAAATTAGCTCAGGAACGTAAGAGTCAAGCAGCTGCACGAGTTGCTGCAGCATCAAAAGAAGCAGATAGATTAGCTGAAGTAGTAAAAAGTAAGTCTAAAATTAGCTCTGCACAGACTGTTTTAGAGGCAAAACGAGGGGTTATGGCCCTCGAAGATGTAGGTGGACAGGCTAGACAAGCTTTTGAAGGTGATATGAGTCAAATGCAAAAGGTCATGACTGGTGGTACTGGCGATAAATTATTCTCTGGTATCGAAAAAGGAATGAAACCTATGGATAAATTGATGCGTATGACAAGAAACTACGCTACAATGTCCGAAGGTCATCAAAAAAGAGCAGTTGCTCAGTCTAAAATGTATGTCCAAGCTAAGGCTGAAGACGTAAAAGCAACCGCTAAATCCTTTAAAACCTTACTAAAAGAGCGTGAAGAGATAATTGCTAGTGGAAAAGCTACTAAAAAACAGCTAGCAGTTATGGATAAAGGAATAGAAAAGAAGAAACAAGATGTTAAAGCTTCAGCTAAAATACTTAAATTAGCTAGAAGACAAGAAAAAATGATTGATAGAGTAGCTAAAGCTACTAAAAATGCAGGAGTTAAAACTACAGAAGAGTTAAAACAGGCCAAAGAAAAATTAGCAAAGGCCACAAAAGAGTTAACTGAAGCTGAGGCCGAACAAGCTGAGATGACAGATGAGCTAGATGAGGAGTCTAAAGGCTTTGGTGAGACTATTGGTACAACAGTTAATCAAGGATTACAAGGGTATAGAGATGTTTTAGTAGAAAGTGTAGCCATAATGAGTGCATTTTACTATAAAATTAACCAAAATACACAAGCTTTAATTGAGTTTGAACGTGAATTATTTAATGCAAATTCTGTGTTTGGTCTAACAAACGATGAACTATTTAAAACAAGTAACATGATTACTGAATTTGGTCAACAATTCGGTATGGAAATGCAGAATGGTGCCACTGGTTTGTACCAACTTGCATCGGCAGGTTTAAGCGCCAACGAAGCAATGCAAGTTTTACCACACACTTTGAAGCTATCTATGGCTGTTCAAGGTGACCACAACACAATATCTAAACTAACCACACAAACCATCGCTGGTTTCGGCATGGAAATGAACGAAGCTGGCAGGTTGACAGATAAGTTTGCGCATGCTATTCAGAAATCTTTGATTGAATATGAAGATTTATCAAGCGCTGTTAAGTTTGCTCTACCTTTCTTTACCTCTACAGGGCAATCTATAGACCAATTGTTAGGGGCTTTACAAGTCTTGACTAATAGAGCTTTAGAGGCTGGTATTGCAGGTAGGGGTCTTAGACAGGCATTGGCTGAATTTGCTGAAAATGCAGAGAATAACGATGCTGCATTTAGAAAAATGGGAATATCCATTTTAGATTCTGAAGGAAACATGAAGCAATTGACTGATATTGCAGCAGAATTCGCTAGGGTAGTAGGTGAAGAAACTGTTTCTAACACAGAACTATTGACTGCATTAATCGACGACTTGAATGTGCGTGGTGCTACCGCTTTCGTCCACTTAGTTCAAGCATCAGATGAGTTTACTGAGGCAGTACATGCAACAGAAAACGCTGGTGGAGAGTTAGATAAGATGGTCAAAATCCAGAATGAGTCTATGGGAGCTCAGATACAAATTCTCAAAAACAATGTCCAAGCTATATTCCAACTGAGAGATGCAACATATGAAGGAACTGGCTTTTTGAATGGTTTCCACGAAGCTACTGTTAACATTATTAAGAGTTTATCTGGCCTAATAGTTGTAGAGGAAGAGGGACAACAGAAACTAACTGAGTTCGGTGAGTCTTTACGCACTATCGTTATAGAATCTATGTACGCTTTACATGAAGTTATTTTACAAGTAGTAGATGTAATAAAAGAATTTAGTAAAGAAGGATTAATTAGCACAGAAATGATAAGATTATACACACTACCACTAAGAATACTATTAGATGTTATACAGTTGTTAGGGCCTGATTTTACTAAATTAATACTAACACTATACATTTATAACAAAGTGTTGATGCTAGGTGCTGTAGCTAATGTTGCCTTTGGTAAAACAGCTATGACTAAAGTATATCCTGCATTGATGGCAGGAATAGCACATGGAGCAAAGACGGCTTATGCTGCTATACTAAAATATGCCGCAGGTGCTAACGTAGCAACATTCGCATCTAGAGCTTTAGCTTTTGCTATGAGAGCCATACCTATAGTAGCACTTGTAACAGCAGTAGTATTAGTTATTTATTATTTAGCTAAATGGATGAAGAAAACAGATGCATTGAGTAAAATGATAAACTTCTTTAGTAGTGGATTAAAGTCTTTGGGTGACATTGTTATTAATTATGTAGTATTCAGTTTTAATATGTGGATGGGTATTATAGATAAGATAGTGGGTGGATTGGGTAAGATAGCTGGTTTTGGTGGTGGTATAATTGATAGTGCTAAAGGTTTACTAGGTTTCGCTAATGGTGGGTACGTTACTGGTATGGCAAATGGTGGTAGAGTGGGTAAACAACCTTACATGGTTGGAGAACGTGGACCTGAGCTATTCATGCCTTCAAGTTCAGGGCAAATCTTAAATACTCAGAAGACCCAAAAGATATTAGCAGAAAGCACTGATTTGGCTGGTCCTGCAAAAGGCAGCCCACAAGTTATGAATATACAATCATTAGTGGTATCAGAGGCAGACATAAATCAAAGTAGTCTTAACATAGACTCGTTTGCGAGCAACCCTGCAATCAGAAGGACAAGTATAGGAGGATGAAATGCCGGTAACAGTAAAACCCAATCATTTTTATAAAGTCACCGATATAGGTGAAATGGTATATGTAACACCAGATTTTGTAGATTTACCACAAGGTAGTAGTTCTACTACTGTTGATTTGAGAGGTGGTGTTCCTGCAAGTTACATTTTACTATCTGGAAGCACTCCTGCTCCACTTAAGTTTGGTGGTGGCGAATTAAAAGGAGGACATCTACGTATGTTTGTTGATAGTTTTGATACTGCTGCTATACCTAGTGCTCCTGAATTAAGTTTATATAAGTTAGATGATAGTGTTACTGCTATTTCTGAAGGTTCACTTACCTCTTACATTACAACAGGTACTGAACAAACTGCAACATTTACTGCAGTTAATGATAACACTACGCTAGCTGCAGTTAATCCTGCAAACCCTGTATCGGCAGGAATTAAAGCAGGTATGTTTGTTACTTCTAAAAATAAAGCATTAGGTATTTCTTGTCGTGTGTTACAAGTCACCACTTCTAGTATTATCCTTGAATATCCTCCCCGTGGTGCAGAAGACCCGACAACTTTAATATTTACAAATTCTAAATTATACCCATCAATATATCATTCTACAGCTCCTGATGAACCTATATTACAAGAAAACTTTGATGGAGCTAATAAATTTTTAGGAGCAGGAGCAATAGGACAAAATCTTAGAGCTTCTTTACCATATTTAACTATACCAATAGCAGCTAGCCTTGGTGAAAATATTAACGCAAAGCAAGGTTTACCTGAAAATCAAGAATCTAAAGAAAAAATACTAGAGAAGTTTTATAGTGATTCTACAAGAACAAAAATATTTTTAAAGCCTAGAAATCCAGAGGCACCTACTACAGACAAATTCATACCTGCTAACGACAAAAGAAATTCTGAGAATAAAAAAAGAATAACTGTACCACGTTGGAAATGGGCTGAGATAAAAGATATCTTAGAGTATGACCAAGTAGTCAATTTCCCATCAGATAATGATGCATCACCTACAGCATCACCTAATACTACAATATTTAGTGATTTCTTTGTCTCACCTAGAATTAATAACCCTTACTCAGCAACCACAGATGCTCCATTAATGTTAAGTTTATGTGAGTTGACTAATACAAATGCTGCTTCTGGTGGCCAATCTTTACACTTTCACCACCTTTGGGACTATTCTAACAGTATGACTGGGTCTCAAAGCTCTACTACTGCATATAATACTGATGCAATGTTAGGTGTAGGAAAATCTATAAACCCTCAGTCTGCTCGTGCAACTTTATATAACATACCTAAACCTACCCCCGGTTTTGAGCTAGGTAACGCAAACAAAGCTACTCAAGCTACAGACATGAGGAGTGTAGTGCCTGAAGTGGCTTTGACGTTAAATATAGCTAAGTTAGAAAATTCACCACCATTAATGAGTAGTGGTTCTAGTAACTATATGTTATCTGGAACATCTTATTATGGGTGGACGCTCAATGGAAGTGCTCCTAATTCACATACAGCAACTAACTCAGACCCACTTGGTAGTCTTGATACTATAGATACATTTTTAAGAAGTGTATGTGTTACCTTTTCTAACTACAAACCTAAACCTGAACACACTACATTAGATAGATTTTTAGACTATGGTTTGTCTCGTTTTTATGGTAACACTGAAAATTGTGTGGTTGGTGGTGTAGTTTTTAGAAAGCAAGCTTACGCACCTGCTGATGATAGGCCTAATATTTATGCATATGCTTTACCAGTTACACGTCTCTCTACTGCAACTTCTAACACTCCCGGACAAACTGGTCTTTTCAAAGCAGTTTTTGACACTAATCTTTCTAATTCTGTTGTTCTCGGTTCAGGACCGTTTACACCAGCTAATGCTGCAACTGACCCTCGGTCTGTGGCTTTACCGTTTAACTCATGGTTTAAAATGAGATGTTTATTTGATACGTTTGCATACAATAACACAGGTAGTTATGTAAGAGAACCATACTCCACACCCGGAGACCATGGCGCATACGACTCAGATGAACAAAGAGGAGTACCATTACGTGTATTATTTGAAGGAGCAGTTCAACCCTCTGGTGCTACAGATGGTGATACAAACGAAAATCTACCATTTATTGATGTACCTTTCCCTTGTCTCAGTGGGACTGCTGAACATGATTCTTATATATTAGATGACACTCCTACAGGATTTACCAATAATAACCCTAACTGGCCTAAACATATGACAATATGGGTTCAAAACTACAGATGGATATCTGGTAGTAATACCAATGGTAACTTTGTTAGATATGGTGATAATCAATATAATGCATCTGGAGCAGCAATAGAAACTGAAGTATTCGTAGATGACGTAATATTAAAAGGATTTGCACCAGCTGTAACTAATTGTTCTGCCTTATATAAAGCAGATAATACGCAAGTTATACCATGGCAACAAAAGTCAATACTTACAGCATATAATAAATTAAATAATAACAGTACAAAACAATTGACTGTTTGGTCTACTGGAACAACTGGAGTAACAGGTGGTACATCAGCTTTCGAAATAGAAAATCAAGTACAAAATCTTTATGAAGTTAATCCCGGACAGGTTTTGACCGTGGGTTTTGACGTCCCTGCATCTTTACCAATAACAACTGATGATTATGCAGCTGATAGTTCTGGGTATATCTTATTTAGTGGATTTACTACACTAAACTCAAAGGATATCAACCCTATAACAAGTGGATTTGTGGGTAATGTACCTAGTGCTTCTGGTGGTACATATAGTAGTTTGGGAGGTGGAGGAGATAGTTTTGAGACATTAGGAGGTACTATTAGAGCAAAACATTATACTTCCTCTGCAGTCAATGCTGACAACTCTATTGTAGACCGCCCATATATTTACACTGGTTCCGATACAAACCTCGGAACCTCTACAGGGTTTCAAGGCTCTGGTAATTTTACAAGTGTAGATGGTTTTACACAAAAAGGATTTTTAAAGGTAAATGCCCCTCCGGGTACTTTCGGTGCGACAGATGGATGGATAAAAAGAGAGAACATCTCTTGTTCTACTAAGATATTAGAAATAGCAACCTCTGAAAATGAGTGGAACATCGGTGAGATAAGAGTACATAATCCTGCAATATTTAATTTCGAAGACCAAGAAGAAGAATATGTTATATATAGAATGGGTCAAGCTATTACTTACGCCACTATGGACCATAGCACTGTAGCAAAAGGTATGGGCGATAACCAAATTATAGTTGCCGCTCGAAATGATGACAATACTAATATTATAGAATTAGCAGTTAAGGGCACAGGCTCTACTGGGTTCCCTTTCTCCGATGGTAATGGTAGTTCAAAAACTGAAAGCACTAAACTTTTATCTGAAGAATTTTTAGCTGATTTATGGATTAGTCCTAAAAAATATTGGATTAGTTTGTTTCATGATAGTAATGATGAAATGATTGCTCGAACTTATACTAATGCAGTAACTGTCACACAAGATGTATCTGGTTCAACAATATCAGGAAGTACATTCAATGAATATGATTATGGATTTAATTCAAGTGCTACAGGCTCTTTAGGGCAAGCAGGGCTGTATGTAAACAATTATGATTTATCTGTCAATAATGAATCATCATCTTTAACTTTAAATAGAGATTATGGTTTTGGACCTTATGATGAAGAAACACAAACAGGAGGAGAACTCAGTAAAACAGTAGCTTTAACTAATCAATACGCTTACTTTAATTTTGAGAATGTTAATAAAAATAAAGATTTGGGGCCAGACCTACCTTTTAACATGAGACTAGGATTAACTGAGCAAACAGTAAACCGAACTGTAACATTATCAACTGAGGATGAAACCAGTAATACAAAGAAACCGCAGTTATTATGGGAATATATGGATATGCCTCCTAAGTTTGATGAACCATTAACAGTAGGGCCAGCGTTTGATATACTTAACTCAGAGGTTAACCTTTACGATTTAACAAGAGAAGATTATAACAATCTTAAATTTTTATGGAAAGAATCTGAAAAAGATATATTCTCTAGACTTTTAATGATAGATACAGAACCAATATCTAATAAATATCACAAGTCTATTTTCTGGGCTCCACTAAATGAACCTATAACTACTAACGATACTACTGATTCACCAAGCTTTTATTACGAAAGTGGTGCAAGTGAAGCCACTAAAACTCAATTAGGGTACTCAACGGGTACTACCTATACAAAAACAGTAGAGGGTTTAAATGGGTATGCAGTTGTAAATCCTTACATTAGAACAGACCCTAGTAAAACTGGTGGATATCTTAGTGGTTCAACTGAATTTACAATTACGGTTGCAGTTGTACCAAATGATACTACTGCAGGGGCAAGCACAAATTGTATTGTAACAGACATCTACAGTACTGCTGGAAAGTGTACATATCTATTGGAGTTAGAAAAACCATCGGGGGCTAACGCTGACGTTACGCCAGTATTTACGTTAGTGTCAGGAACAAGCGCTAATTATGCTGCTGACAAAGTAGAAATAACAGGCAACCGCACTTACATTAATGATGGTAACACACCACTATTTATAACAGTTACATTTGACAATAGTTTAACCGCTGATTGTATTAAAATGTATGTCAATGGTGAAAAGGTAGCTGGCTCTGCTGGCAACTGGGTAACAGGACGCCCTGTGACTACATTTGACATGACCAGCGCTTCATATCCCGGATTAAGAATTGGACAAGAAGATACTTTTACAGCGACAAGATTTGCAGGAACTATAGAAGAATTAGTATTTTATAGTAAATGTTATGAAGTTCCAGAAAACCCAGACCAATATATTTACAACACTAAAACACTGTCTAATTATAGTGACAGTGGAAGTTCAGCAACACTTAACAGACAATATGCTAAATTGTTTTTATTTGACTATCACAATTTCATTGGTAAGTCTAGAGATGAAGTTACTTCAAGTCAATTACTCGCATGGGAGGCAACAGGAATATAATGACAACTACAAGTTTTTTAGGGTGGTATAGTGATACAGGTGCTACTGCAGCTATAACTACAACCACACCATACACAGAGATATATGCTAAATTAACATTTGATAAAGCAGACGTTAGAGCTGTATACATAGATTGGGATGATGGTACTTCAAACAAACAAAATGAAGCTAACTATCAATGGGTTCAAAGTACAGAACCACTATCTACATACATTGTACCACATACATACACTAAATCAGGTAGTTTTAAACCTGTTGTACAAGTGGTTAATTCAGATGGTATAGTTAGTAATTACTTATCTAATGAGTCTACTAACACAGATGTAGCACCACATGAATACCGAACTACTGTTTCTGGTATGTCAGTAACTGATAATGCCGCTACTGGTATACTTAGAGTAGAAAACAAACAAGTACTCAGTGGTATTGATAATAGTATATTTGATAAATATGGTCCACGAGATATATATTTTGCTGTGGCTCCAGTTGTATCGCAAACTGATGCTGTTGGTTTGTTAGACCAACCTGTAATAGAAATAGAGGCAGAAGTAGTAAACTTAAATGATGCAGATGCTGCAGGCACTTACCTAGGTGGTTCTATTGATATGAAAACTATATCATTTACTGGCTCTGCAACACTAGATGCAGGACAAAATGTAGAAAAAATAAACAGTAACTCATATAGAATACGAAGAATAACAAAGGTTACATATAAGAGCTCTAAAATAAACAAAGCTCAAACTTACACAGCGACACAAAATTTTAATAAACTTAAATTATTTATACTAACCACAGGCAATAATACATTAACTGCAGGTGGTAGTTCATTGACTCCATATTACCCTGTTACATATATTACTAACGGTTCTCCTGTTAAAAGAGCTGATGATGAAAGGAGAGTAGTTAATTTAGATATGTCACAAAGTAGAGCTGCTGCATCTAATGCAACCATATCAAATTATTTTTATGCTAACGGTAAAAATTGGTTTACACCAGTAGACGAGTGGGCAGGTACTACTACATTAACTAGTGTCTCAGGAGGCACGGACGCAGTTCACGCTGCATCATATACATACCAACCGAGACCAGATGGTCTTTTACAAAAAGGTATCACTACTGATGCTAGTGCTGAGTATGTATTAGCGTTTGGTGCTAGTAACAATCTAAAATGGTACACTGCAACAGACCAACAACCTAGGCAGGACCAATTTATTATTGACGATTACAATAGATTTGTCCCACAAGGACATTTATTAAGAACATATGTCAAGGCTTCATCTACTAGTGGTAGTAGTTTAGATAATTATACAGGTATATTTAGAATATCTCCTGCATTGAATTGGGTTAATTCTGGTTCACAAGTAGCAGTAGGTAATGAATCTCAGTCTATAACTAAACTTTATGAAAACGAAGGAGCCTCAGCTCCAACACACACTGTGGATATTACAACCAATGCCACAACCAATACACAAAGTGGTATCATGGATTTGGATGCTGTAAATAAATTAGCGTACAAAAGTAGAACTAACGCCGATAGAGATGCAAATGAATATCTACTGTTGTTAGCTTCTAAAAAACATAACAAAGTATTTTTCCAATGCACACCACAAGCACAAGAGCTAATGAGTAATGCATCTGGTGGAACTAATCAAATAGAAATCGGTGGTTTATATTATTTACATGCAGATAAAAAAGACGCTATAGATTCTAACATATACTGGAAACCACTTATGTTCCAAGATGGTACTAAATCTACAATAGAGTACAGAAATGAGGGTGGTGATACTTACACACCAAATTCTGCTTCCTTTAGTAAGTCAGGATTTGTAGAGTTTGATGAGCCATTAGATTGGACTGCTGTATCTTTCAACGATATAATGGGATTACAATCAGGTCATGCTGGATGGAATACCCCAGAAACTAGTGGTGCTACACCCATTTCACCTACAACTAATCCCTATGAATGGGCTTTTACTGGTACATGTACTTCAGTATCTTTGGGTGGTGCATCAGGTAAAGTAGTTAGTTTTACAGGTGCTATACCTACAGATATATCAGGAGCAGCGTCAAACATAGGTGCTTATAAATACTTAGCTATATTACAGAGTGGTAGTGCAGGTGCTGCCAAAGATGTATATGGTCAAGGTTATTGGGTTGCTAGTGGAACTGCAGATGGTTACGATGGCACTCAGACTTTATATTTACAGGTAGGAGATAAACCTTATGATGGAGGTACCTACAGTGTTTATGGTGAATTTTCAACATCAGCAACATACATATTTAAAATACGCAGAGTTAACTTCTATGATGTATTAGATGGAGCTAGTAAAGTTTGGAACTCTACAGGCACTGGAGCAGCTGCTGGGTCATGGGTAATCAACAATGTAGATGCAACAGAAGCTAATGGCTGGCCTAATAGGTATGGTTTTATGAGCGGTTCTAACGCTGGAGCAGCCCTCAACACTGCATGGGGTCCAGACAGTGATTTATACGCCCTTAAACTCGTTTTAAAGGGTAATAAATACGCTAGTGGTTCTACTGCAGCAGCTACTGGAAACGCTGCAGGACATCCCGGTGTAGAATTATGGAATATTTTACCATATGATAATGCAGCTTCTCAGTATATAGAAGAAATAGATGATACTGCTTATAGTTTAGAAAAACTACCAATTACTAGTGACGTATCTATTTCTCGCAAAGGAACTTATTATCAGGCTATTACACGTAAAGGAAAAGTATTTATAGCTAAAACAGGTGTAGGTATTACTAAAATAAACTTTGACAGTGTAGCTATGGGTGATGAAGATAATACAATTAGTGATAAGTTTGACTCAAATGGTCCCGGCACTACGTATGGTTATTTACGAAAAATAAGAAAACTCCAAGAAGAAGGTGTAAGAGTGTTCTGGGATGAAGAACAGAAAGATGGTACGTTCGTAAGATTCTGGGGTATAATTACTAGTGTAGCTGAAACCAGAGGCACTGGTGGACCACGAGCAATAATGAATTATAGTTTTTCTATGACAGTAGAAGAGATAGCAATATATGATGGTAACAATACATTAATTACAGATATATTCCCTCTCGGAGGTGTAGAAGATGTTAGAAGTTACACCTAAAATTTGTATTGATGGTAGAGAAGTCGATTACATTAAAGCTGGGTATTCCTCTACAGGAGACTTAAAAGCTGCACAGTTAGATTTTACTATACCATTAGATATAGCTGTAGAAAAACAACTATGGAATAAAGAAGTTACTTTTTTTATGAATACTTCGGATGCCATCCCCTTGTTTAGAGGATGGATACATAGAGTAAAAGAAAATTATAATGACTTACAAATTCATGCTGAAGATGCTTTTGGATATATGTTAAAAGGTGGTGGGGACAATCAAGCCATAATAGCCCTGACTGATGAAGTTAATCTTGATGGACTTACAGCAGGTGCTGCAATCTCAAAAGCAATATCATTAGGTAATTTAAACGATAAAATAAAAACAGATTATATAGGAGATACTAGTCCTGTAGTTTCCTCAGTTAATCCTAGACTGAGAGGAACTATGAAAATAATAGATATAATAAAACATTTTTTAACTAAAGCAATAAATACAGACACCACTGATTTACCACGACCAAACATAGCTAAGATAATTGATGATGGCACTAATTCTCAGCTCGTGTTAGAACTATTAAGTGATGTTACCACAGCACCTATCAGTCATATATATGATGAGTATAGTAACTTAACAGCCTTAGAAATTATAAATAGAAAGGTTCCTACTATAATAGTGGTCAATGGGAAGAATGGAGTAAAAGCTACATTTGAGCACACAAGCGCTATTAGTGCACTCGACAGGAGTTATTTAGAAGTGACCAATAATAATCTTACTTCACCTGCTGCATGCCAAGATTTTGCTCAGAAACTTTATATGGCTAATATAAATAATCGTTTTCAATATTCTATAAAAACATTTGAAGGTGCTTACTTAGTTGAAAACTCAGTGATACAGATAAACACTGGTGAAAAAGAGTATGATGGTAACTATAGAGTTACTGGTAAAAATATATCGTTTTCACCCAGCCAGTATGAAGTCTCTGTATTGATTAACAAAAGACCTCCTACTCTGGCTGAGTATATTAGTAGTAGAGATAATTAGGCATCATTCATGTTTGGTGGACCACGTGGGTTACCAACAACACCATCATTTCTGCCATACGAAGGAGCGTAATCACCAGAGTTTGCTCCGCCACCTTCAACGTGTGCACCACCGGGATTTATTGTTCTAGCTGCTATCGTACCTTCAACTTGCATTCCTTCAAATTCTTCACCGGAACCACCAAGTTTTTTGACAGACATGATTCTACCTTCATCGTTAAGACCTGCGTCTCGGCCCATTTTACGGCCGTATCCAGTAATATCTTTTTTATATTCCATGTTTAGATTTCACACTTGTCACCAACACAAGCGAACTCACCCTTACCTTGAGTGTGGTCCTCCAACTCGTACTGAGACAGTTGTGTATAATCAATTATGGGTAGTTTCTTTATAAGCCTTTCGTAGGTTCTGGCATCTATTTCTTCATATGGGGCTAATTCATACTTACCACCGTCATATGGTAAAAATGATACTCCATTAATAATATCCCAGTTTTTATACACCCAGTTACCTACTTCAAACCATTCATCATCTCTTACATACACAGTCATACTGGCATTATGTTCACACCAATTATGTTGTAAGTTTTTATAATGACTTAGTTGGTCGAGAGCTGAGACATCTTTTCTCGTCATACAACCTTCTGGTGATTTGACAGGAAACTCTAGTACCCATGTACTTGCAGTCTCTGCGTCCTGTCCATTCTCTGGATGGCATGGTATACCTGCTTCTTTCATCATTATAAATAATGGGTCACGGGCGGCAATCCTGTAACGACGAATGTAGTAGTTGGAATAACGTGGATGAACTCCTGACGCTGAGTCAACAAGTTGTGAAACAGTTCCTGATGGCTTAACACAAGTGGTAGCAACAGGTACATTTATACCCAATACCTTTGCTGCTTTACGAGATATGCGTAAAACACGGCTTTTAAGCGCTTTTAAGCACTCCGAAGTGAGAACAGAGGGGTTATCCATCTGACCAGTCAAACTGACACCTAGAAGCCTTTCTACGTCACAGTTCTTTTTCCAGTCTTTTCTCAAGTATGGGAAGTCTGTAAAGGTAGCTTGTATTACACCAAGCCATGTTGCTGTCTCAACTTTGTCTAACAGTGAGTCGAGGTCATCGTCTTCTCTGACCACTACTTCCGAAAGATTACAGAACTCCATGTCCCGTAACATAATTTCTCCACAAGGGTTAGTTCCTTGTATTTTAGGAGCGTAACGTCTAGATGGGGCTCTGCTCTGTGCAGCACTGAGATTAAATATACCCCTTTCTCCAGTGCCTGATAGAGCTAATGACGCCCATTCTTTTAAAAATTGTGCTGCGGAAGGCTTTTCCCTAAATATTGCACTATTGTTTGCCATAGCACGTTTTATAGGGAAAGGCCACTCCTTAGCGTGACGCATATCTTTGTCATCAAGGTCACTCAAAGAGATTTGTGAGCTGCGTCTAACTCCACCCACAACCACTATTTCTGCAATTTGATTACATATATCGTGAGCTTCTAGTGTTGTGAGCTTTCTACCTTGGGCGTTGTGCATGGTCTCACGTATGAAATCATGCAACTTGATTAATGGTGCAGGACCTGAAGCACGTCCACCCATAGTCATGAGTCTAGCTCCTTCTGGTCTGATAGCACTGTAATCAAAGTATAAGTTCTGGCCGTCGTAGAGGCTTCCCATCAGTATCTTTACTGAATCAGCCCAGCCAGCCTTAGAGTCTTCTATAATGACTTTAGGCAAAGCTTGACCACTTTTTATTTCAGGCACTTCAGGCAATTTCTCTACTTCTTCTTGTTCCACTGAAAAGCCATACCCCGTTCCACACATCAGTATGTATAGACACTCGGCGAAAGCCTCGACGGTGTTAATCTTCCCAAACGCACAGTTGTATATACAGGTATTATCAAACTCAGCAGCTGGGCCAGCAGCCCATAGGAATCGCATGGAGGGCATCACTGCAAACTCTGTCATATACTTTCTGATTTTGTTTATTGTTTTTTCTGGTATATCTGGTCTTTTTGAAATTAAAAAACCTACTAATCTTTCTATTGTCTCAGGCCAATCTTCTCTACGGCCTTCTTCTTCTAACCAACGTGAATACGTTCTTTTATATATAAATTCTGCTACTTCGTTCTTAAACATTTTACCACTCCAATTGCGGTTTCATTTTATAGTTTGAGCTACTATATAAGCTTTTTTCTAATTTTAAAAAATACTATTTAAAGTCTATTAAGACTCGCTTGCCACAAGTGCAAGGTTTATCTTCCTTGCACTCACAGCGGCTTAGGGATGTAAGTAAACCCATTATAGGTGTTTTACTGAGCCATCCTTGTATACACGAGCTAGTCTACCATCTGGCATTCTTTTATCCTCGTATTCTACTTCTTCTTCTTCAGCTATTTCTTCAGCAATCTCTTCTTCAACTACCTCTTCGATAATTTCTTCTTCGATTACTTCTTCAACAACCTTATCTTTTTTAGCCATATTTATTCCTCCTTACAGCAATCAGCTGTGCAATCACATCCATCTTTACAACACATATTTAACCTTCCTCCTCAATCTTAGCGAATTGTTCACCAATGATTGTACTTTTGACCATCTCGGTCTCTGCCCAAGGAACAATAGTTCCTGATAAAGCGGTACAGTTTTCACTACCGCTCCATGCGTATCCTGCTATCTTATTAGGGTCGTCCCCTTCAGATATGTCTGTGTTAGGGACAACAGTGTCCCAATATCCGGATAGTCCATTAGGACTGCAAACAGTTCTAAATCCTACACATACACCAGTTGGGTCTACATTAGGGTAGACTTCGTAGCGTGCTACGTAGACGTCTGCTTGACATCCTGCGCTTCCGGAAACAGTTATTGTTAATATACTCATAATATTTCACCTTTTTCTGTCTTCGCCAATATTACTTGCGCTTTGCTTTTCTTTTCGTTGCCTTACGTTTGACTTTGGTGGGAAGTTTGGCGCCTTTAGGCGTCTCCTTTTCCCATCTCTTCGCCATCGCCGGCTTGTTCTTGTACATCCAAGCTCTCTGTTTCTTGCTCTTGAACGGCATCTTCTTGCTCCTTTTGTAGTTCAGCTAGGTAAGCTTGCCAGTCTTTTACTAAATCGTTTGATTCAATGAAGTTGTTTACAATCTCAGAGTTTTGCTGTAAAGCATTTTGCATCTGTATTGCTTGCTCTTCTGTTGCTTTTAGTCTGTCACCCAATTGTCTTGTCTGACCTACTAACCAATTTAAGTTTTCACTGGTTTGTGCTGGGCCTTGACTTCTATCAAAGTCCTTTACCCATGCTTCTACATCGTTCATACGTTTCTCTAGTCTTTTCAATGTTGCCATTTATTTACTCCTAGCAAGGACATGTGTCCTCGCAGATTTTCATTTGTAATAACTTATCCTTTGAATACCTATTTAAAGCTTTCTCTCTCATGTTATGTATGATGTGTCCAGCTTTGTTAGGGTCATCAGTATACCAACCCCAGTCTCGGCCGGGCTCGTTATAGATACTCTCGAATATGAAATGAATGTCAGGGTTGGAGTATCCTGCGTTGATTAACTCCATACCAATTATTTTATTTTCCTCGTGGCTGCTATGTCCACGCTCTATATTACGCTCTATAAGCTCTATAATGCATTTTCTAGGGGGCATAATATAATCATGCTGTATAGAGGTATGCTTAATAGGGCTTATATTGTTGTTTAATTTATCTAAGAGATAAGCTATGCTTAATGATACATTATGCTTTATGTCCATTTCATCACACATATATTCAACAAAATGTCTAAATGCTTTTTTACTTTTGTTGCTTTCTATCTTTTCATCTCTAGGTTCTGCAGCCATGCCATATATTTCTTCAATAGACATCTTCATAACTTCATCAACTGTGAGTTGTATACACCATACTCCAGTAGGTTCTTGTGTTACTTTAGATATGTATTGTGTGTTAGGTATCCTTCTCAAACAGGCTACGCTGTTGTTAATACAGGCTTGGTCTAGTGTTTTAAGTTTGTACTTGCTTTTTATAAAGGTCAAGTAATTTCTTAGCATGTCTCTTTTCAAATGCTCCGATAAGTCCACGTGCGACCATAGGTCTATATTCATTTGAAAGCCCTTGCCCCCTGTAAGATATATCCTTGGGATAATTCCGTTGGGTTTGCAGTACTGCCTTATAAATCTTCTTACGTCCATTAGACATTTTTTTACATCCTTTTCGTCATCAAAATCAAACCATATAGTATTTAAAACAGCTGAGTCATAATGTGTTTTACCTTCTGCTTTATCTGCTGTATCGTCAAAGACGTATACACTAGTGTAACAGTTTTTCTTACCATTAAACTCAGCTATCTTTTCTTCTAGCTGGTCGACGTTATAACATCGGGCTATTCTGGCTGGGATTCCGAATTCTCTGAAGTACATTCTTTTAATATTTCTATAGTTTGTGTCCAGTCTTTTGGTATGGCAAAGATGTCTGCACCATCACACTGTGAACCGTGCATTACTAAAACGATAGCTCTATCATCATTTGCTACCATTTCCCCTACAGTCTCACATATTGTAAGATGTTCTGTTGGGTCTTCTTGATTTATGCGATACGTTTTAAACGTACTAGCTGCATCATACCATGTTACTTTTACTATAGGTCCAACTGTACCTAATGTCTCTGCTTCTCTTGCTGTATTGTCTATCATATTTCCATTCCTTGTATTAACTTTCTTGTTCTTTAATTTTGTCATGTTTCCACTCCTCAAACATATCTGCCACGACATTTAAGTCAGGGTCATGTTTGTAGTATTTAGCATTTGGTGGTGTTTCACTCACACTAATAGGGTTATATGGTCTATCAAACAATAACCTATCATATGGTATACCATGGTCTGCTAACCATTCTTTTGTTGCCATAACCCAGTCTAAAGAGTTAGGTCTTTTACACCATATAGTTATATGATGTTCTTTACTCATTAACCAATGCATAAAATCTTTTACATTAGTCAATGGTTTGGCTCTCTCTACCTCACGGTAATCTTTGCATGGAGTACATATGACCCCATCCATTCCAAATACTAAATTCATTTCTTTTTCTTTCCTTTTATGTCTTGGGTTATTTTATCTGCCCAAGCCGTCCATCTTTCTCCTACTACTTCCCAACTATAATGTTTGACTGCATGTTTACGTCCTGCTTTACCTGCAGCTAATCTTTTATCTGGGTTTTGATAGTAGTAGTCTAATGCCTCACCTATTGCTGTCTCTGAAGCAATTGCTCTCTGAGGTGCTGCACGTGCAGGGGTATCCCACCACATATCTTTATATGGTATTAATATACCTCTCTCACATATGTCTTCTTCTTCTAAATGGTCTCTACCATTTGGTGATGCGTCATTCATGTGTCCACCTAATGGAAACATTGGTATGTCTTCGTTTTCTGGGTCATCACACTTTATAAGCTCATATCCTGTCGTATAATTAGTAACACATATAGGTACACCACAAGACATAGCTTCTAATGTAGGAATACCAAATCCTTCACCTGCAGTTGGTAATACAAACACATCCATCATATTGTATAAGTTTGCCATTTCTACTTCTGTAGCAGCTTCTCCTCCATCTAAGTGTCCCATCAATGGTGGCATCAAATAATCTTCTAATCCATACTGCTTAGCAAAATCAGGGAACTTCCATCCCATAGCATCATTCCAATCCATGTGTAATATTAACTTGGTTTGTTCTGGGCTGAGGTTATTCTTCTGTACAAACTGAGCATATCCTTTTATCAAACGTGGTAAGTTCTTTCTATGTTGGTTTCTAGCTACACAACCTACATAAAATACATTAGGGTCTTTTTCTATAACTTTATTATCTGCATTAGATTCCATACCATATGTAGGATTCATCATAGGTTTAAATAAGCCAGTGTCTACCCCATGTGGTAAGTAAGCACAATCAACACCAAAGTCTTTTTTCAACCCTATTTGTCCATAACGAGACATAGCAATAGGATATTCTATGGCATCAATTTGTTCTTGCCATGCTGGTATTGATGGTTCTCCATCATAAGGAATAATAACAGCTAACTTCCAAGGACTACCTTGACTTACTACTTTGTATGCCTTGTTCATCAACTCAGTTCTTTCTTTCCTATTTATTAACTTTCCTGTTTCGGGGTGATAGAAAGGTATAGTTACAGCTCTAGGAGTTTTAGCATCCGTTATATGTTTGAACATCTGGAAATCTAAATGTCCTAAAATTAAATCTGGTTTGAAGTTTTGCACCCAATGTGAAAATGACCTCTCTCCAAATCGTTCTTGACCGGGATAAAGTATAGGTAGGTTTTCGAATGCAACCCACTTCTCAGTTTGACCTAATGGCCAAGGGGTTTCCCACTTAGAGTGGCGTGTGTTTTGACATCCACCATAACCTATGTGGTGACCTGCATTATGTAGAATAGCACTAACATTTTTGGTGTTCGAACCAAAACCAGTTGGAGCCCATGGGCTATCTGATATTGGCATTATTCTCAAACCAGTTCTGTCTTTGAATTCTAAATCATGGACATAACGTCCTACGGTGTTCTCAGTAGCACCTAATCTTGAGATTGACTGTGTAACCATTTATCCTCACTGTTTTATAGCTATAATATCACGTTTATTTACAATAACTGTGCCTTTATCTCCAGTAAGGTATACAAAATTCTCATCATCATTAGTTATCATTCCTCTACCTACTTTTGTCCTTTCTTCTTCACGCCAAACCACTTTGACTTCTGCGTCTGATAAAAATGCAGACAACGGTTTAATTTCTTTTTCATCCATTTTAACACTTCCCATACGGGTAAGAGCAGCAAACGTGCTGTCCTTCTTATAATATATTTTAACATAGTATATAAAGTTTGTGGCATTATATCCACTCTGCTAGTGATTGTTGCTTCTTATCTAACATGGTTATCGGTGGCTTTTTCTTTACAAACTCTTTCAAGCCAAATTTTATAAGTAGGT